TAATCACTAAGTCACCATCCATGTGAGCATCAGGGATTTCGGCTATCACTTTAAAACCAAGGTGTCGGTTCAATCTAAGGGCATCTTCATTACTGCCACATATTTGCCCAATTATAACGCTAACTCCAAGAATATTAAAGGGATAATCGAAAGCCGCCCACAACAAATCTCGACTCATCCAATTCACTTCATCTACTGCCGCAATGTGCATTTGACACGCTTTTGGCATAAAACTACAGTAACCTACGACTGCTGCTAAATTACCATCTATTTCTTGACCTATACATACTGTTTCTGTAGGCAATGGGTAATTCATCATTCTTACTAACCAATCACCCATATATTGCTGATTATCAGTAGTAACTTTTCTCAAACTACCCCACCTGCTTCCATTACATAGTCAGTTGAAGCCCAATGTAGCTCAATTCCTCGACTTGCAGCGTTAAGATTTACAGAGCCTGTGTAACCTATACCAGTTACACCTTGCCAAATCTTTGTAGTGATTAAACCACCAGCCCATACATTTCTATCCCATTTAGCTGTGTTCCAAATACCCTCTGTTTGAGTAGTAGGATTAAATGAAACTGCGCCTAATTGAGATTGAGTGTCAAAATCTACGCTAATACCGCATAAAACGGCTGGTACCCCGCCTGTAGATTGAAGAATAGGTCTTACCATAGTAAATCGTTTTAATTGACCTGGTGAGTCAAAATAACTGTATGCTTGTTGTGCGGTTGCAGTAATATTGCTTTCATCATCAGAAAAGCCGTCATAAAAAATACCAACAAAACCATTGCTGCCAAAGTGCATATCGGCATCGCCTGACACTTCCCAACAATAACCTTGAATATTTACAAATCTAGCCCATGATTTAGTAATGGTGTGCATTACATATTGCTCTATTCCGTTAGGAATTGGAATATTAAGAATAAGCATATTTTCGCCAGCAAAATAATTAATTTGCCAACCAAATTGAGCATAATAAAGACTTGCAGCTTGTGAAACTGCAAAATAAATTTTGTCTGTAAGGTTAATTCTAGGGTCTAAACGGCTTGATTGCAACGCAGAAGCTAATGGCACTAAACCATCTTGGGTAAGTAGCAAAAGGTCGCCTGACCATTTAAAAAAGCATCTACGGTTAAAGGTTTGACCTAATTGCCATACGCCTTTTAATTGCCAAGTGTCTGCATTGTCTGGGTCTGTGCCGTTATATACAATAACTTCGCCCATTGAAGTTACAAAAACTGCGTAATCGTCAGCACCTTGACCAGCATCTAATGTCCAAGTACCCATTGCTTGTAAATAACCTGAATTTCTTGCAATACCACCAAAATAAAGAGGTGAAGCAGGGCCACTAATAGCATCTACATCAAGATACCAACAAGCTAATGTGTCTTTTTGCGTAAAATATAAGCGATTTTTAAACAAATTAACATTAATAAATGTGTTGCTGTTTACTCCAGTTATACCTATAGTGGTATAAGTTCCCATTACAGTAGCATTGCCACTAGGGGCTGTAGCCATTATGTAAGTAAATGTTGTTGGCCCAGTAACAGTAATAACATAAGTGCCATTAAATTCAGCAGGAGTAGCGCCTGTAATTGTTACTCGATTATTTGTTACTAAACCATGTGCAGAAGCGGTAGTAAGTGTAGCTGTCAAATTACCTGTGCCACCTCTTGTAATGCTTGAAATAGTTTGTGCAGTAGTTGTTGTCGCTACATAAAACCAACGAGTGCCATCATAAATCATTACAGGGTCTACACCATTGCAAGCTACTAAAAACTTACCCGCTGTATTAGTTAAATTAACTGATTGAAGTTTGTCGCTAGTAATACCACTAAATACTTTAACAGAAGGGTTAGCTTTAGTTTCCCAAATATCTGTACCTGCTGCACCAAATAGCTTATAAGTGCCTACTTCGGTGTAATTCATCAGCGTATTAATAGGGGTTGTTGCTTGATTTAAGTATGTTCCTACTACAGTAGCGTTATTAGCAGGCGTACTAGCCATGTTATAAGTAAAAGTTGTAGTGCTAGTTACTGTAATTTTAAATACACCACTATATGCCGCTGGTGTTGTGCCTGTAATAGACACATAAGCACCTGTTACTAAACCATGTGCTGTGGCTGTAGTTAAAGTGGCTACTGCATTTACAAAAGTAATGCTACTAATTGTCCTAACACCTGTAGAGGTAGTCAGGATAGAGGAAACGGTATAGCCCTTACGCATAGTAACATCGGTTGGGGTTGGAAACCAATTTACTAACTGGACTGCGTCAATAGAGTTCATGTTTGCAAGAGAATCCCTTGCGTTCCAGCCACCAATAGGTGCTGGCACAGAAGCAGTTTTAGCTGTGTTTTGTTTAGCTCTCTGTAATAACATTATGAGCCATAGCCTGTGTCAGGAATATTAGCGTAACCAATAAGCACTCTGCTTGCTTGTGGTGAGAATGACAAATTAGGTGCGCCCTTATCGTTAGCTTTAGCAATAGTTAATACACGCTGATAATCTTGTGCAACGACTGTAGTATCAAAGCCTTTAATGCCCCAATACTTCATTTTAGTAAACAAAACTAATAGTCTGTCATCGTAAACAGTTGTGTCTGAGTCAGCAGTAAAGCTATTTTTTACTGTGCCGTCTGCTGCTCTTGCCCAACCTTTTGACCTGTATTCCCAGCCTAAATACTCTTGAGTATTCATAATAGGCCAAATACAGAATTGGTTATCAAGAATACGCCAACGCACTCTAGGGCCTGTCGAGATATAACCAGACTTAAGCCATTGCCATTGTTGTGCATCTTCTGGCCCTAACATTTCCCAATGTTTGGATTTATCCCAATGGGTTCTGTTAGTCATTGTTTCAAAGTCAGCAGGCAAGTCATAAGCAGTTTGAGCGCAGACTACTGACCCAATGCCACTAGCACTAGCTTGTTGACTCATAACGACTACTTTTGTAGTGTTATTTGCGCTTACAACATAAGTGTCTTGCGGGATGTTATAGCCTGATAACTGCCATTGGCTTGTAACACCACTTAAATCTGTGCCTGCCTCAAAAGTTAATGTAGTAGAACCATTAACAGTTGTGGCATTAGCAGTTAAAGATTGTGTGTAAAAACGATACTGCACCTGGAGTGCTTGCCAATCATATTCTTTTAGCAAGTCATAGCCAGAGCCATTCATCAATGCAAGAATTTGCTGCACATCTTGAGATGTATTGCCGACTACAAAAGAAGGTACAGCCAAGTTTAACTCGGCTGCTGTCTGTTGCACCATTTGAAGCATCGTTTGGGACATATTAGGCCTCTACTACTTTCGGTTTGCGTGTTTTGGGTTTCGCAACAGTCGCAAGTAGTGCTGACACTTGCTCTTGCATAGCAGCCAGCTTCGCCTCTGTTTCAGACTTAATTTTAGCATTTTCTTCTTTTAATGCTTGCAATTCTGCTTCTCTTTGTGCTACTTCAGCAGAATCATTAGCTAAATTCAAGAAAGCCTTAGCTTTTAGACGAAAATTATGTGGTGACATACCAGCAACCATACCAATTCTTTGAAGTTGTTGGTCAGAGCAGTCAGCAATAGACTCTACTGTGTGAAATTTAAGTCCACGCAATTCTTCAGCTTGGCTACGAGTAACTTGTGGCCATTGGTCCAAAGGGGTGCCAATAATGTCTAAATGTCCTGCTACTTGATTTTGATAATGCGCCCATTGACGAGGAAAACGCTGTTTATGTGACTCTTGTGCGTAAGTATCAATTTCTGTCAAATTATCGCCAGGTATCATAATTCTTACAAAATCAAATTCTTTAAAAATCGGTCTACCTGCTTCTTCTGAAGCCATATCTTGCTTCATAGACCGCTTATAGAATTGGACTGCTAATCTTGAGTCTGCACCTTGAATATCGCTCTCTATTGCCATTTTTAATGCTCCTAAGTGGTTAGGGGTTTATAAAAAAAGAAAAAGGGCTACCCTTTTGAGATAGCCCTAGTTTTACTACATATTCAATTTAAGAGGGTTAACCTATTAAACAGAAGCTGCTGAGAACCAACCATAATCACCAGAAGCCATTGCTGCTGTTGGTGATAAATAAGTACCAGCAGAGCCAGTAGCTACAAAGGTTGAAGCGTTAATAGAACAAGTAGTAGTTGAAGCTGTAATAGCTGCACCTGCAGTTGCCCATACATAACGACGGCCATCAGAGCCAAATACTTCAGCGCCAAGCGGGCCAAATGTTACTACGCCACCGTTTAATGCTTGTTCAGCAACGGTTTGTGTATCTACTAAATCAATCCCTGATAGTGGGGTAATGGTATATGCCATGATATTTTCCTTAAATGTTAAATAGACAAAATTAGAAAGGGCTTTCGCCCAATCTATTAGGTTGTCAACAAGCCTTGCAAGAAGCTGTTAGATGTAGTCAAGTTACCAGCCCAGCCATACAATTTAACGATGGCATCTTGGTTGATAGATTGACGCTCACCACCAATAGGTACAAAGTTACGCTCTTTGTGTGGGCGTAAGAAAATGTAGTTAGTGTTAAGCATATACATATAAGTAGCTGTTTCTTGTGAACCATAACCACCACCTAATACTACATCGGCTGAAGTACCGCCACCGTAGAATTTGAGGGAAGCAAAACCAGCAGCGCCAGATTCCTCAGCAGCGATACGCTGAATAGACTGTAGTGCGCCTACATAGTATTGATACATTGTGTTACCAGCAACAATCAAGTCAGCTTTGTCTGTGCCACGAATCTGCTTGATAGCAGCAGTAGTCATAGAAGCCAAAATGTTTGTAGAGGTAGCCCCTGTGGTAATCTGGTTTTGCCAGAAAGTCCATACTGCGCGGTTGATACCACCGTATGTGCCAGATGTAGGTGAAACTGCAACAGCAGCGCCTAGACCATCCAAATTCTTGCCTCCGTTGCCTGTTCCATTGCCATACAAGTCACCAGAAATACGGTTTAACAAGCGGGCTTCAGAAACTTGCATACGACCATCTAACAAGTCGATGATTGCTTCTTTAGAGCTGTTCTGCAACATTTCTAAGCCAGACATTGTTACTGCATCAGCGTACTGAGCAATTTTAAATTGTGCGGCAGAAATAGGGCTATCCGGGGCGATGTTTAAAACTTCGTAGCCTGAATAGCTGTTTGCATTGTTGGTTGTGCTGTCATCATACATAATCTCTTCCAAGATTACATTACCGCCTGAGAAAGGGCGTACATTGCCTTTCTGTTGAAGGCGCTGAAGAATAGCGTTGTTCTGGGTTAAGTTGTCGGCGAGTTCACCGCTACGACTTTGAATAGTGGTAGCGATAATATCGGTAATAGCTGAGTTAGCGAATGCCATGATATATCCTTAAAAAATGTGCCAAAATTGGCTAGTTAAACCCGACGGCTCATTGCCTCACCTAATCCTTCGGCTATCAAAGACCGTCTATCCTTTTTATCTTCTGGATTACTCACTTTTCCACTAGGTGTAGTGGACTTTGGACTAACCGCAGCAGCCTTAGCCTTCGCTACTTGCTGTGCTTTGAGTGTTGATTGTCTGGCATCCTTCAAGAGTCTATCTTGCTCTAATGCCCATACATCATCATTCATACGCACGGCTTTCTTGTAGGCCGTTTCTAGGTCTTGGGCTTTCCCTAGCTCAAGTAATTGAGCCATTTCTTCCCTTACCACATCAAAATGCGGGAATTTCTCCGCATCACTTCTTACTCTTTCAATTTCATTTGTTAAGCGTTGGTTTTCTTCATGCTGAAACCGACTCTTAATAGATGAAACTTCTTGATTAACCTGATTTAATTGGTTCATCAGTTGTTGAGTATATGCGTCTTGTTGTATAGGCGCAACACCTTCACCATTTAATTGTATACCATAATCCTGTGCAAGTCGCTGAAACATTTGGACTTTCTGCTCGTATGGCGCTTTAGTCAAAATCATGTGGGCACGACCTAAGTTATTAATCCATGCAGCAGGGCTAATATTCTGTGCTTGCAGCTCAGGTACAAATGGCGCAATAGCTTCTTCGTAGCCTCTAGCTCTGTCAGCTTCAGCTTTATAAGTGCTTACGCCTTTTTTGTATTCTGACTCACGCTGATTAGCGTATTCAGCAAATTTAGTGAAATCTTCTTTACTAATCTGCTCGCCAGCTTCCATTTTGTCCCATATTTGGACATATTCTTTTTTCCATGTAGATGGGCGAGTTATTTTCTCCTTCGGCGCCTCATCCTCATCCTTAAATTCAACAGGCTCAACATCTTCGGCAGTTTCTTCGTTATCTTGTGCGCTAATTTCCTCTTGAGCGGACTCCTTGGAAATGTCGTCCTTTTCAACCACTTCAATGTCTTTTTCGATGGGTGCTTCAAGGGTGCCTTCCTCTGCTGCATCTAAAGCAGCCATTAATTGTTCTCTGCGGTCTAAGTTTTCTTCTGACATGGGTTCTCCAATGGGTTATCGTAATTTGGCGTATGCCAGCTCTGCAATTTGACGCTTTCTTGCTTCTTGTGACTGTCTGCTCATTTCTGGTGCTTTTTGTTGCATAGGCACATCGTTGCCTAATTCGATACAACCGTTGCGTTTTAGGTTTTCTCTGTGTTTGCTGCGACTATCTACCCATGAGCCATCAGCCATTGAAATATGACCTGGTATGTCAGACATCACCATTGGCGCTTCTTTAGGCGTCATATTTAGCTTTGCTTGCCAAGCTGCTTCAGCTTCAGGTGTGTTAAATGGGATATTCCAGTAAGCAAGATAATGCTCTTTATCATCATATTGCGCTGCGTCATATTCTTCATGGTCAACCTTACAATGCGGGCAAGTTACCGTGACTTTTACTAATGCCATTACATTCTCCTTATCAAATCGGGTATTTTGTGCAATTCTTCTTCTTCAACAATTACTACAGAGTTGTACCATGTGCCGTGTTTCCATCGCCAGCATTTAAATTCTTTTTTAGGCATAATCACAATAGTCTTTATACCTAATGCGCCTGCTAAATGTGCTATTCCTGTATCTACAGTCACTAAACCTTTGCACGCTTTGAGATGACTTGCAGTTTTATTCCAGTCTTTTTGCCAGCCATCTTTAGGAAGTGGTGACCAAAACCTATCTTCTTCAGGATTAAACGAATAAGCGTCAGGACCTACTAGCTCAAGCATCTTTTCGGGGTGCATAGTGCGTACATAGTGCAAAAGACCCTTTGAAGTAGACCAATTTACTGCGAGTTTTTTAGGGATATTGCTAGGTATAGCGTCTAAATAGCCTTCTGACCCTACAATCTTGTTTAAGTTGCATGGAAACAACGCTTTAGCGTATGCGGGCGCCAAACTAATGTAATAAGGCAAGGAAATAATGCCAATCCAGTAGTCTGACTCTGTTGCAATACCCTCTTCTGGCATATTTGTGAATGTATCAACACATTCCATCTGACCAAATAGCGTATGTAGTGAGCCATGTTGTAATAAAACAACAGATTTAGCTCCCATTACCTTTAAAAAAGGCAAAAAGCGTGCATATTGAATGATGTCGCCAAAGCCTTGCTCTGCTTGCACAGTAATTGTCTTGCCTAAAAGACTTTCGCCTCGCCAAACAGGCATTTTTAACTTTTGATGATATGGCTGCGCTTGATTAGCAATAATCTCAGGGTGCCATCTATATTCAAAGAGTCTAAAACCAGCGTCTAAACGACCAGCGTGCAGGTGTTCGTATGCTTTTTTGTATTCTGTGTGCGGGTTTAAAGTAAGAGTGCTAATAATGCTTCCTCATCGTCTAATTCTGCTTGACGCTTAACTTCTAAGATTGCTAACTCTTGCTCTAATCTGAGTTTTGCAGCTCTTATCAATACAGCGTTTTGCAAGTCTTGTTGTTGTGTTACAAGATTAGCGATGTATCGGTCAATATTTGCTAGGTTTGACGGTATATCAACGCTAACTTCTTGATTGGATTGTATATTAGTTTGTTGTTTCTTTGCAACGGGTTTTGGGTCTACCAAATCCGAAATAGTTTGCTTGCGTAATTTTTGGTCTGCTTTAAGCGCAGCAATACGCTTTTCTTCTGCTAGGCGTAGTTTCTTTTGAATGCCTTTAAGTCGCTTTAATTCTTCCCTTGTATAAGGTGCGTCATCCCCGCCATTTTTGGTAGGCGTAATGACAATTTGAAATGCGTCATTCTGAAACGCATTTACTTGAAAAGCTGTTTGAAACATTTAGAAAGTACCACCAGACACGCCTACAAATTTAGTAGCAGTAATTGTTGTGCCTGTTATAGCTGCTGCTGCTGTGCCACCAATAGCGGGTGGACTAGACAAATCTAAAGTGCCACCAAGCGTTAAATTGCCAGATGATGTGACTGTACCAGTTAATGTTAATCCGTTGACTGTGCCTGTGCCACTTACGCTGGTGACTGTACCTTGTGGATTTGAAGCAGTAGTAATACTTGTTACACGACCATAAGTGTCAATAGTGATTACAGGAATTAAACTGCTTGAGCCAGTTGTGCCTGCAGTCGCTACACCTGAAGCTAAATCAATTACAGGAGTTACGCCACCTGTAGAAGTAATGCGTGTAGCTGTGCCACTTACTGAATTTACATAAGTACCAGCAGCTTGTTTGCCGTTAAATGTATTCCAGTCTGTGCTTGTCAAATAGCCATTAGTCGTAGTATTTGCAGCAGCCATACTAATTGCAGGTGTATTGCCACCGCTTGAAACTACAGGTGCAGTACCAGTTACGCTAGTTACAGTACCACCGCTAGATGGACTAGTGTTTGTAATAGTGAAATTAGGGTATGTACCGCTAGTAGATATTCCTGTGCCAGCAGTCAATACAACAGTTTGGTCAGGTGCAGTATTAGTGACTGTCAAAGTGCCACTAGTAGTAATTGGGCTACCAGATATGCTAATGCCTGTGCCTGCTGTAGCTGCTACGCTAGTAACTGTGCCTGTATTACCTGTTAGCAATACTCCATTAGCTGTTACTGTGCTTGCAAAAGTAGCTGCTGAATTTTGGTCAATAGTAAGGGCTGTAACTTGGGTTGTAGTTGTATTAGGCGTAACTTTAAATACAATTTTTGTACCTCTAGCTGTTGCGCCCCATGCTTCTGTTGCCAAGCCTTCATAAGAAGCCTGTGGGTATCCGTCAGAAGAAGTTGTGCCATAACCGGCTAATTCAAATTTGCCTAAACTGTCGCCACTTTGAGGTGCTTGCGGTGCAGCAAAAGTACCTCTAAATTTAGTAACACGAATAGCAGAGCTATTAGCATCGCTAGAATAACCACGCATAGCAATACGAGAAGATGAATTGTTATCACCTATTGCCCGCATTAAAATAGTAGGTACGCTAGTTGTATTAATGCCTAAATGACTTACATTAGTCAAAGACTTAGCGTTTAAATCTACCGCAGTTGTTGCGCCTGTATAAGGTATTGCGCCTACATCAGCAGCATTTAAAACTACTGTACCTGTATATCCATTGACGCTAGTTACTGCGTCTGTATTGTCTATCTTCTGCCATGCTGACCCGTTATATACTGCCCAATCGCCCACTTGCCAATCAGTAATGCCGTTGAGATTAGTGCTACCGGCAACACTAACAACATAGTAATAACCTTTAGTACCCACGCTAGAAACAAGAGTAGGTGTATTAGTGCTGGCATTCCATGTTCCTTGATAGCTTAATGCGCCTAAGACTGCTGCGGGTAATTGACTGACAGGTACTGTGCCTGAGCCATCTAAACTTGCTACACCATTTGCTACACCTTTTGTTGCAGTTGCAACATAATCGCTGATTGTGACGCCATTCATCGTGCCACCAGTAACAGAAATGTTGTTACTGTTTTGCGTTGACATTGTGCCTAAACCTGTAACATCAGTATTAGGTATAGTCGCAGCAGCAGTCATGTTAGCTGTGCCATTGCCTTTTACATAGCCTGTCAATGTAGCTGCGCCAGTACCACCATTGGCTACAGGTACAGTACCTACTAATTGATGTTCTGCGTTCCAATCACTTGGTCGTACAACGCTTGTGTCATCCCCATCAGGTATCGTTGAAACCTTGGTATGCTTGACTGTAATAGCCATTAATGTACTCCAATAATCTTGCCGTTTTCATCACGCAAAACAGATTTAGGCCTGTTGTGCTGTTCGTTGATTGTGTTGACTAATTGACTGATTGCGCCTGCCATTTGCTGATTACCTTGACCAATAGCGTCTGCAATAGGCTGCATAGGATGTTGCATAGCTTGTACCATATCTTCTTCATTTGCATAAGCCATTGCGCCATCAGAGTCATCAGAGCCAATACGAGCTACTTCAATCTTAGCGCCATTGTTAATGTGAGCTAACAGCACTTGAGTATTACGCTCTGTCATCATTTTCATTTGCGCTACTTTAAGCTCCATCTCTCTGTCCATTTGATTACGCTGTTCTTCAAGCTGGAATTTAAGCTGATTTTCTTGTGCTTGGAATTCTTGTTTAGCTTTTTCAATCTCAATCTGTGCCTGCATTTTTTGCTGTTCAAGCTGCGATTGCATTTGCATTTGTTGCATTTTTGCTTGTGAGTCCATTTGCGCTTTTTGCATATCAGGTGATGGTGGTTTAGGTTGACCTTTAGTCTGTTCATACTGTTTACGCAAGTCATCAGCAGTCTGGTCAATAATGCCTTCTAATTGTTTACCAGCTTTAAATGCTGTTACGCCAAACTTCAACATTTCCATTAACATTGGTGTTAATTCAGGTGCTTGTGTAGCTGCTGGCAAAGCCATTTGCATAAACTGACCTACTGCTGCTAAAAATGCTGTTCTATCAGCTTTTTCTTGCTGCTCATCTTGGTAAATCATTGAGTCAGAAGTGACCTCAATTCTGAAGTTTTTAGCGCACTCATCACGCAATAGCTCAATAGCTTGCGGTATAAGTTGTTTATCTTGGTCAGATAACTGCATTGCGCCAGAAATCTTAACAAGCGTGTCATCAGTAAAGTGATTGCAAATAATCTGCGCTTTAATGCTTAACAAGCTAGTAGCAAAATCAACGACTGCGTGCTGCTGAGTTTTTAAGCGACCTGCTGCATTATTTGACTTAATAATTTGGGCGCCAAGCGTGTCATTAGGGTCAGACTGACCACGCTGAATATCTGCAATACCCATTAATTCATAGATTTGACCTTTAACTTGGTCCATTGCTTGATAGCATGACATCAATGCGCTTGCAAATGGTGCTAAATCTACTAAATCAATCGCACCTTTCATGCCTTGCTTCTCAGCAAAAGCCATCCAGTTACTTACTGGAATCATGGTGTTGTTTTCGCCTTCAGAGAATAAGCGTTGTAGCTCACTTGCTGAAGCGTCATATACACCACGCACTTTCAATGCGTTAATCAAGCCATCAATTCTGTCGCATAAAACATCTAGCTCTCTTGCTTGGTCCTGATAAATAGTAAAGTCAGGAATAGGCTCTAAAGAGTCAGTTGTAAGTGTTGCATAGAGTGGTTTTGGGCATGGCCAAAAGTTTTCAAGACCTAACGGGTCATCTCTTTCGTCAACAATTTTGCCGAGTGACTTAGAAATCCATAATACTTTGCCTGTTTCTTTGTCCCAGACTTCGTATATCACCGCTTCATATACTCCGTCATCAGATTTATAAGATTGTTTTAAGTCATCAGGCTTTGTATCTAGCGGTATCTTATAACCTAATTCTTCACCAAAACGCTCAACAAGCGCAGGTCTAGACATATACACTCTGCGCCAGACTGCCGTTACTTCCTCCCATGTGCGGGCAATCGTGTGACCGAAATCCCGCCAATGGACATAGTCGACCGGGCAGCACTCATACTCAATGCGCTCTTGGCTTTCTGTTTCTGTTGCGCTTTCTGTTTCAGCTTCGTCACTATCTTCAGTTACGCTTAGCCCATCATCAGGCATATTTTCTGAGTCAGCTTCTTCACCTACAATATGTGGCTCATAACGCACCCAAGCTACGCCACGACCACCTAGTAATCGGTCGAGTACAGCGTTATTCATTGCTGATTTGTAGTCACCATAATGCTCAATCTCAAACTCTAATGCTCTTTCAAGCATCATTGACGCTACACGACCTATTGGGTCATTGTCCCTAAACCTACGGCTAACATCAGGTCGAGGAAGTCTTGCAAAGATAGCTGGCTGTATAGTCTGAACATTGCTCCAGAGTATGTTGAAGCGTGCATTAGGGTTTCTGTCGTATCGGCTATCATCTTTATATTTCTTTACAATGCGGTCTACTCTAGCTTCCCAACGCTTATATGAGCGTTCATAGCCCATAATGGTTTTATACCAATCTTCGTAACTGTGATTTACAGTTGCCTTATCATTAGCCATGACTAACCTTACTTTCTTTAACTATTAGGTAAATACGCCTACAGCGAATACAGTTGCACCTGCGCCTGTGGTAATTTTCCATGCACCGCTTACTGATTTAGCATTGATTTCAATGGAATAAACACCAATTGGTGTGCTTGCTGCTATTAGTGGATAAGATGTTGCGCCATCTAATAAAGCTACTGTACCTGTTAAGGCTGTACCTACTGTAATAGTAAGTCTGTGTAAATAATCGCCTGTTGCACCAGTTGAACCTAATACTTGTGCTGTTTGTGAGGCTGCTACTGTTTCGTAATAAAATCCATAATCGGCTGAAACTGCTGGCATTTTAAATTCTCCTAATTGTACTTTGTTGGTTTTGCTTCCACATATCATTCAAACTAACATCGGTTTTACCTACAAATAGCCCTTTAATTAAGTCATCTTTCGAGGGTAACTTAGCTTCTTCTTTCCATGCAATACTAAGCATCCTAAATGCGTCTGCACCATGGCTAGTCCAATCGTGCCTAGGTTTATCTCTAAACACTTTCTTATCTTCATCGTACTCACGCTGGTACTGCCTTAAACATTCAATGCCATCTTCGCATTTATGGTCAAACCAAGCCCTGGTCAACGCCAATCTGCTTGCTTGAATTCCATCTTGTAACGACAAACTTGGCACAATTTTCATTGATTTTAACGCAATTTTGTCTGAAAGTTGCTCAATTATGCTTCTATTTGAGGCAAGTGTCTTAGCTCGTGCATCGTGAGGTAAGTAATGTATACCATACACATAGCCTTTTTCTTTCTCTCTTGACTGAATTATGCCCGAGTAAAACGCTACAGGCTGCCCATTTGACGAATGATAGTCAAGCATACGCAATTCACCATGCACTACTTGAAACCACCATATAGCCGTATCGTCTGAATAGCCAAGGTCCCATGCTGTATGCACAGGAAACATAGGGTCGTACTCAATATCTGTAATTCTGTCTTGGTCTGTGATTTGACGCATCTCCTTACCATAGAAAGCGCCCAGGATTGCGGATTCAAAGTCACATTCAAACTCTTGCAAGTATTGGTCCTGCGTCATTGATTTAGCTGCATCTTGTAATTCAGAAGCGGGCAATAAACCAGTTTGACTGGCTCTCAGCGTCTTAGCATACCAATTGCTGTCTTTAGTCGCATTGTTGTATATGTCCCAAAAAGCGTTATGACCTTTAGGTGTGCCAATGAATACAGCCCAACCTAATCTGTCAGCCAAGAGAGGGCGTATGATTTCACCCCATATTCTAGGGCGCATATCAGCGTATTCATCCAATACAATGCCGTCAAGGTAAAGGCCACGCAAGCTATCAGCGTTATCAGCACCAAAGAGTCTAATCCTCGCACCATTAATGAGTTCGACCCACAATTCACTTTGATTAGCTTTTGCCATAACTGGGCGAGAGAAGCGTAGCAAGTAATCCCAAGCAATATTTTTAGCTTGGCTGTAGTACGGGGCGACATAAGCGTATCTGCCATCTTCTTTGTTTTCAATAAGTGCTTTGTACAGGAGTTCATTAATACAGCTAACTGTTTTACCGCATCGTCTATGTGCCACTATAACTGCCCATCGCTGACTTCTTTCGTGAAAGTCTAGGAATACATCTCTAGGCTTGTAGTCTAGCTCTACATCTAGGATTACTTCTTCCAACTGATTACCATTCTTTGTGGTGCTTTCTCGTCACCTACGACTTCAGTACGAGCAAGTTTAGGCACATGGTATTCCATTACAGTTTGCAGCATCTCAAATGCTTTTAATGGATTAGGCTCAATCTTATATACAGCTTCACCATCTTTATATATTTGATTGCCTTCTTTATCTATTTTTGGTTTACCTTCAGCTACTTGGCTTAGCCACTGTTCCATCTTAGGAGCGTTGGCCTCAACGAATTTAGCAATAGCCTCTCTAGCCATTGCAGTTGATTTATTAGGGCTGCCTACGGGTCTACCAGCGCCCTTAATATTTTTTAATTGTTTATTTTCCATACATTCTCAAGTAATTGATTTGTAAGGGATTAATTCTACTACAGTTTTTTAAGCAATGTCAGGGTCATGGTTCTTATTCATTGCATCCATTAAAGCCTGTTTACGCTTCATGCGTTGATTAGCTCTTTTGTTTAACAATGTGCTGTCATCTAACTCTAATGGGGGATTATGCTCTTGGCGCTTCTTGAGTTGTTTCTCAAGCGTTGACTCTTTGTGCGGTCGCAACATAGCATTTTCAGGCGGGTAATCTCTTGTCATGTGTTTCATTACATATCCTTCATTTTGTCAGTAATGACTTGTTTTCTTGTTTTTGCTGCTTGTTTAAAGTCTGAAGCTGTTGGCGCCCCTTTGCTGCCAGCTTTACGCATACGCTCACCAGAGCCATGTTTAATGCGCTCTTGTTTTGCATGGATATTTGCATATAAACCAGGTTTCATTAACAGTTCCAATTCTTTAGTGAGGCTTTAGCTCTTTCAGCAGGGCCTTTAGCGTGAGCTACTACACCTGACATTCTTGCACAAAATGAGGCTTTTCTACCTTTGTCTGCTTTTGACTTTGGATGCGGTGCTGGTGCTTTTAAGTTACTGCCATTCTTAGCGTTGTATGCAGCTCTACCTTTAGCTGTCATACCTGCGCCTTTGTCTGTAGGGTTGTAAGTCTTGCCCGCACCCGTAGTTTTGTGTGCAATAGGCTTGTCATGTTTAGCTATTGCGCTACGGATTTGGTCTTGCCTGCTCATTAATACTCGCTCATCTCAGTCTTTTTAGACTCTTTCTTTGTTTCGCCTGTTTCTTCGTCTGACTTCATGTGTTTAGCATAAGACGCAGCAATAGTGTTTTTACGCTTCTTAGCTTTGTCTTGTACGCTTAACGCAATAGCCACTGCTTGGCTTTGTGGTTTACCCGCAGCTTTTTCAGCTTTGATGTTTTCGCCTACGGCCTTAGGACTGGCAGATTTAATGAGTGGCATGATGAATCCTTACTTGAGGTATTTGAGTTTGTAGATGGTAGAGTCAATTAATTGTTGTATTTCTGCAACAATATTGACTAATTCTTGTTTCTGTGGCAAATCTGCGTTGGCTTCACCTACAAAACTCTTTAATGACTCTAAATATTTAAGTGGCTCTTTAGGCTGGTGATATACGCTAGGGAATTCTTTAATCTGCTCATAACAGCCCATGTATGCCTCAACATAATCATCTACCAGCTCGATTATGGCATCATAGTATTTGCCCAAAGCCTTATGCTGTGAGTAAGAATTTGTTGACCAATGGAAAAAATGAGTATTAGTGCTGCTATGCAAGAGAGTAGCGGCAAACATAGCGACATTTTGAGTTTCATTCATAAATTACTCCATTTTTAATGATTTTAATACTTCTATAGCTTCTTCGCTTGAATTTACTCTGTATAAAAGCCCACCTTTCCAGCTTGCAATAAATTTAATCTGGTCAGGTGTAAATTTTTTATCAGCACCATCTTTAATTTCCATTAAAATAGTGTGTCCTTCATAAGCCACTAAACAATCAGGTATGCCTTTGCCTACCATGTGAAGTAAATGCACATCAGCGCCATAATCCCGTAGCGCCCTTACAACATCATTCTGGTTTTTATCTATTTTTTTCGCAAATGTCATATTTTTCAGTTAGTATTCAGTAACTTATTGATTATATAGGAATATTCATGCCTGGCTACCACTTAACAGATGAAGAATGGATAGAGTCTTGGAATAAGGTTGGCAGTCCTGCAGAGTTTGCAAAAATACATGGTATAGCAGTCAGAAATGTCATGTCTAGGCGCAGGTCAATAGAAAATCGTTTAAAAATTGAGCTGCCTACTTTTGCAAGTCAAAACCCAGCTTACGCTAAGAAAATTGAGCAAACACCAGGTCATGTACGCAGAGGTATGGACATAGAAAAAGGTCGAGTTATTGTATTTAGTGACGCTCACTTTTGGCCTGACGAAACTACTACAGCGTTTAAAGCACTCATAGAGATGATTAAAGAATATAAGCCTACTGCCATAGTCTGTAATGGTGACGCATTGGATGGCGCCAATTTAAGTCGTTTTCCTAGACAAGACTGGAATAAAGTACCTACTGTCAAAGAAGAATTAGACGCTTGCCAATATTATTTAGGTGAAATTGAGTCAGTAGCAAGAGGTGCTAAGTTGTTTTGGCCAATGGGCAACCACGACCAAAGATTGGAAATGTCAATCATTGCTAATTTGCCTACTTTTGAGGGTGTGTTTGGCACATCGCTGCGTGACTATTTTCCTATGTGGTCACCTTGCTGGTCATTTTGGGTAAATGAGGACACTTGCATTAAACATCGTTGGAAAGGTGGCTGGACTGGTGGCAGAAACAATGCGGTTAACTCAGGGGTCAATATGATTACTGGCCATACTCATGTTTTAAGCGCCATTCCATTTAATGATTACAATGGGACTAGATGGGGTGTGCAAACAGGCACGCTTGCTGACCCTAACGGGCAACAGTTTTCATATACTGAGGACACGCCTAAAGACTGGAATAGTGGATTTGTAATGCTGTCGTTTGAGCGCAGCAAACTATTGCAGCCTGAAATGGTGCGTGTATGGGGTGAAGATGAAGTTGAGTTTCGTGGCAAAATACATAAAGTATGAAATTAAATTCAGAGGTTGTTAAAAACCTTTACGCTTCTCTTTATTGCTGCTATCCATTTACTAAATGGAAAATGCCTGTGCCTGAAGAAATTGACTTTGTTGTGACTGCTGACCCAGAAACTATGGGTACCTATTTATACGACACAGGCGAGGATTACGAGCATACCATCACAATCTCGTCTGCTCGTTGCGGGCATTACTACACAGTCATTACTACATTAGCCCATGAAATGGTGCATCTCAGCTTTCATCGTCAAAAAGGCGACAAATGGATGCAACATGGCAAACCATTTAGAGTTCGTTGCAAACTTGTAGCTACTGAATTAGGCTTCGACCCTTTGGAATTGTAGCCAATACTTTACAAAAACCAAGGATTGTAAAGTTTAAGAGTCAAAATTGTAAAGTTATCCATACGGCTATTGCAGGCAGCAATACGACTAATATGCCAAAAGCAAGCAATATGTCATTCACTCATATCCCTTTCCAAGTTTCTGATTGACGCACTCCAAGAGCCTCTCCTGGGTAATGCCCCATTTATTTTCAAAACCTTTTGCACCCAATCCGTGAAGGCCGGTGTTTCCACGATGGTGTTCTGGGCAAAGTGGCAAGACAGGGGATGTAGCCCGTTTAGTTCCATACCGGCGCACATGATGGAGTTCTGCCGGTGTGCCTTCAAACCCAAGGACTTCGGAACACAGAATACATCCGAGTCTTGCAATCTTATCAAGTGACTTCTTTTCATCTTTAGTTGCCATCAGCCCATTCATACCATTGTTTGTAAAACTGTTTAAAAGACTCAAACCCTACACCTGTTTTGACGGGTACACCATGAGGTGTAAGCAGCCAATATGAATTTATAACAGTTTCGTCATCTGTATTGCCATAAATAATTAATACCATAAAGTCAGACTTAGCTGCTAATGCTTGCAACATAATCTTTTGGCCTACACTTACTTTTTCGCCTGGTCTTTTCCATTCAAGTATTAAAAACTTACCTTTGCGCTCAAGCATACCATCTACATTGCTAGGCACCAAATTAGGGTTATTTGGTATAACACCTTTAAACTCTGCATAGTCTGTGTGCGTAGCATACGCATTACGCATTAGCTTAGCCATTGTTTCCTAACTTGGTCATAAGTAGCAAATTCTAGCTTGATGGTTTCTTCTGCTAAATCATGCGCTATTTTGGTGGCTTTTTCGTACTGATTTTTAAGTGTTGCATTGTGATAGCACTTCAGCAGCTTTTGTATGCGTAAATAGTTTTCAGAGTAATCTGTCATTTTGTTAATCTTTCTATGTTTCTGTTGCTTGCTTCTTGAGTGCGCCATGCTTCAAAGCGCATCTTAGCTGCTTCTAGCTGCCATCTAAGCGCCTCAGCTTGTTCCGTTGCAGCTCCAATAGCTTTGCATAAATCTTGGTACTCTTGGCTGCGATAAGCCTCTCGCTCTTGGGCGCCCAGACTTTGTTCGTCTGTTTGCGCCATTTTAATCGCCTTAAGACTACTTTTAAAAGCCTCAAGCTCTGCCAATCTGCCCTTTGCAGCCGCATAATCTGGCGCTTTCTTGAAAATGAAGTCAATCGCATCATTTGGGTCGTAATCTTTCATTTTAAATTCATCCATAAGCCAATTTGGGCTGCTGCGTAACCTAACCATATAAATGCGTTAGATGGCGAGCCTTTGAAGTATTGAGCTAGACCTACTACTAAATATCCAAGCCCTGTTGCTGCGACAATGTATCTTTCAATATCCATTTGTTTGTTTCTCCCCTATTTCCTAATTCCCATTGCTCAACAAAATCTGCAATAGTTTGTTTGTCAAAATTGTATTTAGCTAAATATGCTCTAAATTTTTCTCTGCCCCATTCCTTTCTGTATTTAAGTAATTGCCTCACCTTGCATTGATGCTTGTATATTTCCATTCTTCTTAAACTTTTCTGAAATAATCTTAGGCACAGTTGTGTCCCAATTAATGCTATGGTGCAAGCGTTTATTGCTTTGACCCATTTGTCTTATTTTAACGCTAGACGGGTTATACAAAACAGTATAGAAACTTTTGACATAGGTGCCATAGTTTAAATAAATATCTGTCAAACCACCCGCATTTGACTGTGTTTGTTTCTGCTCTAGTCGTAATTGTGCAACAGTCATAAATAAATGACCCCTAAAACCAAAGCTACAGTAAGCATTGACATCTTCATTAATTCTACCTACAAATTGAAATGGCCTGTCAGTTGAGCATAAAAAGCTATTCATTACTTTGCGTGAAATTTGACCATCTAAGAATGTTTTGCTTAAACCACTGCCTGCGCCACCAATAAAATCACCACCTTGCGCCATGCAAATTGAAGTAAATGGTGTTGATTTGTAAAACTTCAGCATAATTGCAAAAATTTTGTCTAAGTTATTAACATATTTGTTAGTCACATATTTGCGCTCATTTGTGAATGACCAACGAAAGTCTGTGTAGTCATCGTCTAACACCATGAAGTATTTGCAGCCAATACCTTTAGCTAAGTCAAAAACAGCGTTTCTAGCATAAACAACAGCACGCTTGTCTGTAAAGTTGTCCCCTACATCAAAAGTCTTGGCCACCTCGTTTTTAGAAAATGTCAAAACTTCGTCTGCATAAGCCTTAACATACTCGCTATGCGTCTTATCTTCATCATCTAAAACTAGGTAAATTTTGCCTGTATAGCCTTTTTCACGCAGCGTTTTGTAAGTAAACACTCTGTCAGGGCGAGCATGTGTCAGAATAAAAACACAAAAATTATCCATTTTGCTCATCCAAGTAAGCATTAGACAATTCATTGTTTAGCGTTGCAAACCCGTTTTCAATAGCTTTGTCAAAATCTACAATGACTAATGCTGACTGTTCCATTAAGTCTTGCATCTCTGCGCTTGAGTGTGCGTAGTAGTCTGCAATCTTTGAAAAGTTAAACACAATATGACGCTGTGCAGCATAAATAAGAAATTTTTTATCTTCTGTTGACACATTTGACTCGTTTATGCGTTTAATCATTTGCATAGACTTCATGTGGTCAAATAACTCATATACGCTAGGTTTTTGGTATTGAGGTACATAAACAGGCACAGACACTTTTTTAGTGTATGCAGACTCAATGAGTGCTTCTTCGTTGCTGTCAAATATGTCTAATGTTGGCTGCTTAAACATGGCTATCCCCTTTAATCTTTGTAGTCCATTCTTTAATCTTCAGTAATGCTAACTCTTTGTCTTGTGCAGCTTTAGCTATTTCTGCTTGAGTTTTCTGGTGCGTAATGGTGTTTTCTGGTTTAACTGGTATTCTGCCAGCTTGTACGCATAAATTCTTAAACTCAAGCGCAGAAGGTATGTACTTGTCATTCATTGCGCCAAGTGCAAAATCTAAACTAGGCTTATATGTTGCGTACACTCCTAATAACTCTTTCCATGTTTGGCGAATAAGTGAAGCATCTACATTGTCCCAATGTCTTGTAAATTGCGACCCATATATGGCGCCCATCTTGCCAAAGACATAATCTAACCCATTGTCAGGGCTAGTAAAATCACTTGCTAAGTAAGCCATTATTTCCCCCTCCTACTAAACCTCTTGTCAGTCCTAACATTACAGCATTGCCTCTTTCGCTTTGTGTCTGCTTGTCTTTAACCCATTCAGCTTTGAAGCCTCGCCATCCCCTTGCTGCACATTCAGCTAATGCTTGCTCTAACGACCAATTAGCTTTTGCTGCTTCTTTTGCAATAGTCTTAATGACATTCTCTGAAATCACAGCTTTAGACTTCTTGCGTTGCAAAACAAAATCATTCCAAACTTCAAGTGAAACGCCGACTGGCGCTGGTATAGTATTTATATGGTTCTTGGTTAATGGTTCTTGGTTCTTGGTTGGCATTGGCTTAGCATTAGGGGGGCTATCGCTACCCTTTGACCATCTTATAGCTGCGCCTTTGCGACCCCCATCCTGCATAGCATGATATTTAGCAATCTCTCTGTCTGCTCTTGTATTGTGCCATTGATTATCAATAAATTCAAAAAACTCATTAAGCAATAAATCTACTGTTTCAGAGTTTGATTTGACTTTTCTTGCAAGCATAGCCAACTCATGAGGAAATGGCGCTTCAGTTTGATAATAAAGGTCAATCAAGCGTCTGTATGCCAAATCTTCTGCATCGCTTAAATGACTGGTGTGACTTATGTAGTCACCAATATGGAATGGGTAGAAATTCATAAATTGTCCTTGTCAAGGAGTCATAAAAAGGTGGGTATGGCAGACTGGTGACTAATCAGCTTTTCGGTAATGAACCTAGCCTTACCCATAGATTGTACCACTAATTTCTATGATATACATTTTTAGGGTTATTCAACATTGATTTAATAAGCTCATCCATATTAAAGAACCATTGAATTTGCTTCATACCATCATGCGTATAAATGGTAAAACTCATTGCATAACTTTAGGCGACATTGGTGTTGGCGGGCTTGGTGGCACAGTATAGCCTGTGTTGCCTACTACGCTAGTTGCGTACCCTTGTGGTGTTGTAATAACAACCTGATTAGGATATAGCGTAGCAGTCTGCGTTGTATAGCCCTGTGGATTTACAAATTGCGCTGTATTGCCGTTGATTTGGACTGTGCCTTGGCTGTAGCCACGACTGTCAGTCAGTTGAATAGTCTGCGCTTTAGCTGGTATGCCATAAGCAAACATAGCACCTAAAACCGCGCCCAATAAACAAGCTCCTAAAAAATCTTTCATATAATTCCCCTTTAAGTTAAACAGTCCTGTCAGTTTCGCCTACTTTTTAAGTTATTTTCTTGACCTAGGTCAATTTTTTGAAAAATAATTTAATCTTCGTTTTGGTCGCCAAATGCGTTGCTTTTAGGCAACAGCTCTGGCCATATTAAATAAAAGTTTTTAGGGAATAAGTCTTGCCTAGTTACAAGTCCATGGCTTGCTTCTTCTATTCTTGCGCCTAACAGCATATATTTATCTGCTGGTATACCTCTAATGCGCCAATTAGAAACTGCTGCTGAGTCAATTTTGCACATTCTTGCAACTTTTGCAGTACCCCCTAAAAGGTCAATAATTGCGCTGTCTGTGAGTTTTAATTGTTTGTCCATTCACAGAGTTTAACTTATATGTTGTTTATTTGCATAACTTTAACTTTTTTAATTTACCTGTGTTAACATTTAACCTATAGCAATTTCGCTATGTATCTAAGGGGAATTTAGATGGGTGAATTAAACCAATTAATGCTTGAACATGAAGAATTTTTAGAAGAAGCACTTGACTGTATGGAATATGGTGGCGAGCTGCTTACACAAGAGCAAGTTGACTGTATTCGTCAAGCGTGTGGCAAACCTAATCGCTGGAAAAAGAATCCAGTATTGACAGAAGTTTTTAATGACTTTGGCGCAATCTTTGGGGGTGCAAAATGATTAATCAATCAGAAAGTATTGCTAATTTAACAGTAGCTTTGTCTTATGTGCAGGGCAAAATGTCCCATGCAATTAAAGATTCTGCTAATCCATTCTTTAAATCTAAATACGCTGACTTAGAGTCAGTATGGGGCGCCTGTCGTGACTTGCTTTCAGCGCATGGCATAGCAATTATGCAATTTCCTGGCCTGTATTCAGAATTAGACAAGTCTATGTCATTGACTACAATTATTAGCCACAAGTCTGGCGAATGGATGAGTCAAGAGATGTCAGTACCAGTTACTAAAGCAGACGCACAAGGCGCAGGCTCTGCGTTAACCTATATGCGTAGGTACGCATTAGCAGCAGTAGTAGGTGTAGTGCAAGCAGACGATGATGGCAACGCTGCCAGCAATCCAACAGGCAAGGTATCAAACAAACCAGTAGTTAAATCAATCGAAATTTAAGGGGTATGAAATGGCTTATGTTCCAAAAGAAGGTAGTGGCTCACTATTCAAAAATGACCGCAAAACAAGTGAAACTCATCCTGACTATTCGGGCTCAATTATGGTTAATGGAAAAGAGCATTGGCTTTCAGCGTGGGTTAAAGAAAGTCAAAAAGGCAAGTTTTTCAGCGTTTCAATAGGTAAAGAAAAGCAGCCTAAAGGCTTTACTGAAGCGGGCAGCAATGAGTTGCCTAAAAACACGCTTGAAGATGATGTACCATTCTAGGAGTTAACATGAATAACGCAATTAGTAGCTTACTAGCAGAAAAGAGTAATTTGATTATGGAGCAATTTAATGTTGATGAAGAAAGACAATTAATTGCTTTTGAGCCTAAAGACTTAAATGATGTTATTAATTGCGTTATTGAGCGTTGTGCTGAGTGCTGTCTTAGTAATGAAGATAGACGAGCAATTTTAAAAATGTGTATTTAATTACACATTATGCAAATAAGGGGAAATTTATGTCAGAGCATTGGTATTGCGCCCAAACCGGGCAGTCACGCTATACAACCATTGGTAAAAACGGCAAAGAAAGAAGCACAACACTCAGGGACGCAAAAGCAGCACCCGGTACACTTGTCCCAAGCGTTACAACAATTATTGGCCAATTATCAAAGCCAGGTCTTGATACATGGAAGCAGAGCCAGGCACTACTTGCAGCAGCAGACAATCCTAGAGGATTACAAGAGTCTGAAAAAGAATATGTTGATAGAATTTTATATTTAGCAAAAGCTAAATCAAGAGAAGCAGCAGACAGAGGAAGTCTTATACATGACTTTTTAGAGTCTTTTTACAGTCAAGAGTATTTGCCTGATATGCCTAGCTATGTGCGTACAATAGATGACGCAATTACAGCGCATTTTGGCGCCCAGTTATGGATTGCAGAGCAGAGTCTAGTCAATCAAGAGGGCTATGGTGGCAAGTGCGATTTATATTGCAAATCAAAGCATGATTTTAGTGGTGTAGTCATTGACTTTAAAACGACTGAAAAGACGCCTGGTGACATTAAGCCGTACGATGAACACATTATGCAGCTCGCAGCATACAGAGAAGTCCTAGCCCCCACCGCACGCTGCGCCAATGTATATATTAATGGCACTACAGGTGAAGTAGCAATCTGTGAGCATAGTGAGCAAGATGTCAGAAACGCTTACGAGATGTTTCTACATTTGTTGAGCGTATATAAATTAAAAACTGGTTTAAACTAAACAACGGGGGCTGAGGAGATTTCCCCTTTCTTCTACCATGTATGTCCGTGCATACCAGCCCCCACCTCATTTAAGGGTGTCAAGCCGCCAATGTAGGATGCAGTAATTGGGTAATTTTGCGGCTTTCTCGCCCATTGGTGTTAACTGCCAAATACAACCCTGTTACCTATAGGTATATATTTTGTATATACATTGATACCTATATGTATAAAAAAATACAAATACTAGACACATTTTAGTTTGACTAGTAACTTAAAAGTTACCAACTATAAACTTAATGATTTATTAAAGAGTGTTTAAGTACGCTAAGGGCTTATTAAAGAGTTATTTACTAAATCTTACAAAATTGCCCAATCGGGCATATTTCCTTATATTTGCTTACTTTTTAATCAAAATTGCCCGCTCGGGAAACTTTTTCTTATGGTATACAGCGTTATACATTGGTATAAGTGCATGAAATTTTAATAAACTATTTTTCATTTTCTTGACCTAGGTCAATTTTTTGCCATAAAACCTGAGTTAAATTACTTCTAACGCAGCAATTTCGCTGCTTAACAAGGGGAAACAAAATGGACTTACAAATGACTTCAGTATATGTTGGCGACACATTGCTTGATGTAGATTTTTATATGATTGAGCCAGAAGATGACATTGGCTACACAGGCGACATAGAAATTGAAGATGTGCGTATCGCAGACACAGACATTAGCGTATTAGAGATGATTCACGCTTTGGGTTGGGAAAAATTTCAAAAACAAGTATGGGAAAATGTATGAATATCAAACTAACAATAGAGCAACAAAAGCGTTTAAAAGCAGCGTCAAGCGGTGTATATGGCGATTTGCGAGATAAAATGTCAGATGAGCTTGTTGAAGCTACATCTAAAAGAATTGATGAAGTTTTGTTTGAGCTGCACAATGAGTCACCTGAAGCATTTTCTACTTTTGCTTATAAAAATCAACAAGGTAGAGTCATGTTTAGTAAGTTATCCAAGTATTGATGGATACCTACATTCGCAGAGTTTTTGAGGGCGAATCCCCATGCGACAGGTGCAACCAGCAAGATGACTGTAAAGAATTTGAGTTGGCTTGCAGCGCATTTAGCTACTATGTGCTTCATGGGACTTTTCACGAGCATACGCCAAGGTATGCTACGCACAGACTGTTTAATAAAATTTTTAAAGAAGATGACAAAGCACTTAAAAACTATTTAAAGTCTGTTAGAGCTAGAGAGGAAATGGGAATACATGACTTATTTGAAGAATGATATGTTTAAGTTGGCAGGTCAAATAGACAATGTTTTGAAGATTAGCGGTACTACTTTAGACGCTAAAAGACGCATTGTTACTAACTTTAATCCATTGTTTTATGTGTTTGGCTATGAATTACAACAAAAACCTTGGTTAACTTATGAGGAAATGTATGGACATCAGAGTTGAAATTGTAAAAGAGCATAAAGACGGGTCAGCAGACGCATTAGTGCATTTTGACAAAGCGGGCTTAGAAATTCTTGTGCAATATGGAATACTAGCTATGCTGAAACAAGCGATTGATGAGTATAAAGTGCCAGTTAAAACTTATACTGCTGGCAAAGCTAACTATGTTAAAAAGGTTAAAAAATGACTATTTTTATGACTGCTATGGCATTAAGCGGAATGATAGCGTGGGCAGTAGTAGTTTTAATTATTGTTTTAATTCACATGGAGAGCAAATAATGGACAACGAATATATTTATACGCCTGTAGGTACAGACATTACCATTCGTTGGAAATTGCATGGCTATGTGCCACCATCAGAATTACCTGAGTATTTAGCTAAATGGAAGTATTACCAAGAATTGCCATTACGCAAACTTGATGACAACGCTAAAAAAGAGTACGAATTAGTAATGAAAAAAGCTAAAGTAATGCGTATTCGTTAGCCGTTTTTAGCCATATTTAAGGCTTCGGCTTCTTCTTTATCCACTCTAGCAAGCCAGCCTTTACCAAATATAGGAAAAGTTTTTAATGACTTGTAATATTCCCGTCTAGCTTCAGAGAATTTTGCGACAAGATTTGCGCCATTGCTGGATGAAATAAGGTCTCTTGTTTTTGGGCCAATAACGCCATCAGGTACGCAGCCAATAGATTGCTGAAGCAGTTTAACGCTTCTTCCTGGCCCTGCGTTAACTCCCATTGAAAAGACAACAAAATCGAGTCCTCTAGGTAATACTTCACAGTAGCAAGGTCTCCAGTATTTTAATTCGTATAACGGGGCTACATCGGCTTTGGTGAGCTTTTTAAGGTTATCTACAGCATGACCTACATATTCTTCCCAAACTCGCTTGGTGACCCCTAAATTTGTCTCACCACCTGGGTCTGTTGGATTGTTTACCCAACCACCTTCAGATTTCAACACCAAGTCTAAACATTCTTGAAAATTACTCATTTAATGCCTATTTGTTGGTTTAACCACTCTTGCAGACTGATTAATTGCTGCGTTGTTTCAGCGCATTGTCCAGCAAGTAAGTTGTAGGTGGTGACAGCATCAATTGGGAAGGTGGTTGTGCCATTGGCGGGCATTGAACCGCTACTGGTGTTACGCACCCCGTTAGCATAATAGTTACGCAAAAGAGTAAGTTTCGCATCATATTCCTTTTCAATTCCTTTAGTGACTAATAATTGCTGTTTAGTAATTGACTCAATGTGTGCCTCTTGTTTTTCTGCAACAGCTTTAATTTCAGCTTTGTATTCTACCAGCGCATTATGTTGATAACGACCATAGCCAAAACCTGCAACAGCTAACGCAAAAAGCGCAGCATAAATGTATGTGCTAATAGGGAATATCATTTTACAGGCCCAGTAGTGAGAAAACGCAATACAGCGACAATAACACCAACGCCAACCAACAATATGCCATAGTACCTTTGGTCAATAATATTTTGTAAATACGAAAAATTGTCAAATAGTGCGCCAAACACTACAAGCAAAAACGAAAACCACATTGTGCGTGATTTCATTTGCCTGTAAAGTAATGAGCTACAAAGCCTATAAAAGTAGAAAAAGCTGACACGATTGCCATGCCAGCCCAAAAGCCACCACGACCCTTATTGGCTAATTCAAGTAATGCTTTAACATCTTTGCGTAATTCAGCTACTTCATGCTCCATAGCTTCTACTTTTTGCCAAGTTACGCCAAATTTAATAGGGTCGATGTCCACGAAAATACTCACTTTTTAGTTGTGTTGCGAGTAGTCGCTTTTTTAACAGTCTTTTTTGCTACTTTTTTAGCAGCAGGCTTAGGTGCTTCAGTAAAGGTAATTTTTGGCTGTAAACCAAACTTATCCAATATCCATGTAAATGTAAAATTCATTGCACCACCTCATCTACTTTAGCAAGTGACTCACGCAACATAGTCAAAAATGCTTGTTTGCCAACATTAAGTTGGTCAAGGTTAAATTGTGTTGAACCAATCTTACGGTCTAAATCAATTAAATGATTGACCATTGCCTGCTGTTCAGGCTTCATGTCTGAAAACTCATACTCTACATCGTCAATCGTGACTTGGTTTTTTTTCATGTTTTCCATGTCATTTCCTTTCGTGGTTTAAAAATTATTTATTTTCTAATGCTGTTAAACGGGTGGTTAAATTATTAATTAAAACTTGTTGTTCTTGAATAGCGGCAGTTAATGTAGCTACTAGGAATGAAGTATCAATACCTTGATACATTGGAATTTCACGCTCACCTATAACAGCTTCAATAGCTTCTTTAATTACTTTTCCATCAGCATCAATTTCTGCTTTAATTGCAGGTGAAATTTCATATTGCTCGGTACGCATACCATCTTTTTCACCGCTAACACATTCAGGCACAACTTCTTGTAATTCATGGGCTATAAAACCTTGTCCTTCAGAACCATCAATTTTCCATTTATATGTGCATGGTTTAAGTTGAGCAACTTTTTCTAAAGCACCTGTCATTGGTGCAATATTTTCTTTTAAACGATAGTCGGATGATGTTGCATAATTTACACCTGTGCTACTTGCTTGAATATAACCACTTAAACTAGCATTTCTGTAAATAAGAACAATATTTTGAGTAGCTGTTCCTGATGCAGTATTTGTCCAAATTTGCATTGCTTGAACACCGCAATCATTGGATATACCTAATTTAGAGCTACCATTTGGCCCTGAAGTTTGTCCAACATTTAAATTACCAGCAGTAAATACTGTGTCAAAACCACTACGAGGTGTAATATCTAAATTTCCTGTACTTACATTCCATAAAATGCTTGCTCGATAACCTGATTGTCCTAAATAAATACCGCCTGTTGGGGATGATGCTAAATTATTTACATACATATTTCCAGCAACATCAAGTTTTCCCGCTGGACTACTTGTACCAATACCTACATTACCACTAGAGTCAATACGCATCCGTTCACCGACACCACCAGTAGTCCATGTAAATACTGAACCTACATATGCTTGGTCAATGTAAGCAGATGTGCTTCTGTTATAGGACTGAATGCCAATAGAAGTTGCACTAGATGTTAAAAATTCAAGACCTTGAGCACCAGCAGCAGAAATAGCTAATTTACCTTGTGGGCTAGTAGTACCAATACCTACATTACCACTAGAGTCAATACGCATTGCTTCTGCATTACCTGTTGCAAAACGCATAAAACCTGCACCAACAGTACCATCAGATTCAATCCAATTTGCATAATAACCTGACCTAGACCAATAAAGTTTAGCTGCACTTGCTGCTGCAAGGGTTAAATTTGTTCCATCAAAAGTAAAAGCAGAAGAACCAGCTAATGAACCACTAGAGTTATATTGGACTTGAGTATTTGAACCAGCAGCTACGCCAGCACCACCTTTACCAGCAATTACTTGCACTACGCCAGCAGAATCTTTGTAGAATAATTTGCCGTCAGCAGTATTAATGGCTAATTCGCCAGCAACTAAGTTACCAGCCGTAGGGACATTGGTAGCTGTAGAAGAATAATAAATCGAAATTGGTGTGTAGCCTGTCTGTGCCATTTTAGTATGTCCCGCCAAATATGCCTGTTAAGGCTGTTAGTGTACCAACATTATTAATGTTATTTGTTGCCATGTTTAATGCGCCTGACATAGGTGTTTGCCCGTCTGAAGCGACTGATTGAGTAAGAGCATCAGCTATGTTTTGCATAGTTGTGTTGGCCCAGCTACTTGTAATAGTTGTCCCTGTAACTACAGGATTACCAGCCGGTAGATTATAGGTACCGCTTCCGTTTCTACTCATCTTTTTCTCCAAGTGCTTTATTTACAGCAGGGCCAGTTGCATAAGCTGACTTGCCTCTTAGCGTGTCTGCTAATTTTCTCACAATATCAGGTCTATTTGCTAATCCTATGTCTGCTAAAGAATAAGGAATTGAAGCAACAGTACCCGCAGCCCAACCAAATGGACTTGCAACATTGCCTCTGCCTACTGTTCCTGAGTCTGGTATTTTGTTAGGTAATGTAGCAACAGCAGCATCAGACAAGTCTTGCATTAACGCTGTGCCTGTTGCTGTCCTGTTTTTACCTGCTGACTCGTCTGCTTTTCGCACAGCAGCAGCTAATTGTGCAGGAGTAAACATATCTTGTGTATTAGCTTTTGTAGCAGCGTCACGCACAATGCTTAATCTAGCAAAAGCAGCGTTAGTTTTAGCTAATTCAGCAGCTTGTTTTGGATTGCTTTCAGCAAGTGCTGTGCGTAAATTGACTAAAGCCTGTTTGTATGCGTCACCTAAATCTTGCTCGCTTGCAATAATAGACTTGCCATACGCTTTAGCTTTTTTAGACAATTCAGACTCTACTTTTTTAAAGTCTGTGCCATCCATTGTGCCTTGTGGGCCTAGTCTTGTACCAATTATTTGCTGAATATTCTTTTTAAATGTGTCGCCTAAGTTGTTAGGCAAGCCTTCAGATAACTGAGTTAATTGAGCCATATTTGCTCTAAAATCGGGCGTGGCGCTAAAATTTAACTTAGGTAACAGCTCGTTATAAGCAGCTTTTACTTGTTGCTCTACGACTTGCATACCTTCTCTGCCAGCTTCTTTTGGTGCAACACCATTAATAGGCTCTAAAACTTGTTTAAATGCTGCTTTGTCAAAGCCTTCAATACTTTTTGCACGACCTCTTTCAATCATGCCGCCTACTACAGGATAGCTAGTCAGTTTATCTTCTAAAGATTTGAGCATACCACCCATGCGCTGACCAGGTGTTAATTCAACACCTCTGTTTATTAAGTTTTGTGCTTCTTTAGTAAATTGTGGGCTAATAGCGTTAGTGACTGCGCCACCACCAATAGTTAAGGCTGCTGGTACTGCTGCGCCAAGAGCCATGCTTTTAGCTTTTTCTTTTGCAAATTCATCTTGTGATAAACCAGTTTTTTCTGGATTAACATACGCTGTACCAGCACCTAAAGCTGTGTTTGTTGCAAACATATTGCCAAAACTAGGAATAAAGTTTTTTGCAGCCATAACTTTGTTTGCTACTGCTGTAGGGCCTAAATTTTCACCAATTAAAGCTGCTGGCTCAGTAGTAAACTTTGACGCAATAGGACCAGCTTCTGCATTTAGTGCAGCTTGACGCTTATTTAATAAATCAACGGGGTAATCACCCATATTAGCTACAGATGGAACTACTTTGCCAGCTAATTGCCATGCCGCTTGATTTAAACCATAAAAAGGTTTTGCAGTATTAATTAATAAAGACGCAGGAATATTCATTGCGCCTTTTTTGACATTTTCCCATGTCAATTCATTAGATTTAGGCTCATCCCATGCAATAGCTTCTTTAGGCGCATCCCAGACAATGTTTTCAGCCATTATTTGTACTCCACAGTTCCGTCTGAATATTCAACCGCAGTTTTACCAGCATTAGCACCGCTTGTTACTTTGCCTGTACGCTTAACTGTACGGGCGCCACCAGCGGGTTGTGTATTTGAGCTAACACCTTGTGCGCCATACCAATTTTCGCTGCCATACTTAGAATTGACATTGCTAATTTTGCGCTCAAGCAATGCGTTTGTATTGTCAACCCAATCTTGCAAATCTTTAGCATTGCCATAACCAGGAAATGAGCTTTTAGCTTGCATGATGTCTTTATCAGAAGCGGGGCCAGGTGGCAAGTTTTGTAGTGTTTGCATAACAGCAGAAGTATTAACTTTAGCTTGTGCGCCTAATGCTGGATTGCCAAATTGACTTGCTAAATACTTTTTCAAGCCGCTTTGTGTTACATCGCCTAAAATAGTTTCAGTTGCTTTAATATCTTCAGGTTTTAACTGTTGTAAGCCTTGACGCAAGTCATTAGCTGCTCTAGCAATTTCTCTATCTTTAGCTACTTCAGTTTTGCCAATAAATACGCCACCAGGTGCAATGTAATCGCCTTTTTTGTTAAAACGACCTTCGCCACCAAAGCCTTCACCATCGCCACCGCCACCAGCATTTTGAAATATAACTTTGCCGTCTGGGCCAACAAGTGCGCCACCTTTGCCAACAACATGAGGCTTTTCAGCAGAAGGAATTGTATGCTCAAGTAAGCGAGGTAAAAATTCTTTGCCAGCGCCTGTTGTAGAGCTGTTGATAAGTTTTTGTGCAGTAGCAAAATCTTTGTTTGCAATAGCTTGATTAATTGCATCCATTTCAGTAGTGCGGGTGCCACGCAATTCTGCTGCAAGTGCTTTAGCTTGCTCGTCACCCTTGTTTTGCATATATGCGCCAGTCAGCATATTAGCTACAGGTGCTAAATTTTGAAAGAATGAAGTAGGCACATAGCGCCCGCTTACCATTTGACCTTGTGGCTGTTGTGCGCCTTGCGACATCAACAGTTTAGCCATTTGTTGTTTGCGATTAAGCTGTTGTTGTTGCTCAAACATCTCAGGCGACATATTCATCGCTTGCGTTAAATTAAATTCGTTATCAGCAGCCATATTAAACTCCGTATGCCATCATGTTACTTGTTTCATCAGGCGTCATATTGTTATATTTGTCAGCACCAGTACCATAAGTTGGGTCTTTAATAACATTACCATTAGCATCAGTAGTTTCGCCTAATCCAGGTTTTTTCTTACGCAACATCATAGCCATAGCTAATGGGCTTAAACCTGACATGCCACCACCATGTTGTTGACCAGCTTCGCTAACTTGTTGATTTTGTTGAGCTAAAGCAAGCTGCTGCATCAATTTTTGTTGAGCAATATCTTGCATTGTAGGCGCATAGCCTGACAAGTCTTGCTGACTCATGTAAGGGTCTACATTAGTAATATATGGATTAGGCATTTAACACCCCATAATCAACCATTTTAATTCCATCAACACGAGTAATAACAGCTTCAGGCATAATTTGCTCGACTTCTTGCGCCATAACACCAATATGTACGCCATGCCCTGCTTCATCTTTATATTCAGGCTTGTATTCATAGGTATAAACAGGCAAGCCATTAGGCAACCAATACACTTGGGTAATATTTTCTTTGGTGCGTATGTCAGACATAATTGCTGCTGCGCCTAAAGTGCCACCAAGTGACATTAAGCCACTATTCATGCCTTGTTGAGCTGCTTGTTGTGCGTTAAAGTTACCCATTTGTGCGTTATAGCCCATTTGAGTAGCGCCTAAAATGTCTGCGCCTTGTGTTGTTGTTTGTTGTGCAGAGTTTACAAAAGACGGGTTTTGCACTTGTGAGCCACTACGCAACGCACTTAAAGTATTAAGTGGCATATTGTATTGCGTCATAGCTTGGTTGTATTGTTGTTGCTGTGCAGTATTACCTAAATTAGCATTAGCTAATTGATTGCCAAATTGCTGTTGTGCCAATGCGTTATTAGCAGCTTGTTGTTGCTGAGAATTTCCAAATTGTTGTTGCGCTAAAGCATTGTTGGCAGCTTGTTGTGCTTGTTGGTTTGCATAACCTTGTTGTTGTGCAGCATTTCCAAATTGTGCGCCTTGCAATCCTTGATTAAACAAAGTATTGCCAGCAGATAAACCACTTAATTGCGCTTGATTTAGTAAATCATTTTGTTGCATACCTAAGCCCATTTTAGCTCTGTTATATGCTTCTGTTCCTGGCGCTAAACCTTGATTTGCTAATTTAGCATCTAAAGTTTTTTGCTGAATATCCATTTGAGGCTGTAAACGCTGCATTAACAATTGGTTTGCTCTGTCCCAACCTTGCATACCGCCTGCATAATCAGTTTGATTTTGTAAATTAGCGTTGCCACTTAAATTCTGTAAATTAGCATTTCCTGTTAATTGTTGTAAATTTGCATTACCAACATTAGTGGTAATAGGGCCAGTTTGCGGGTTAAATGGTTGACCCATTGTATTCTGCACTTGACCTAATTGGGCATTAATAGCAGAGCCTAAGCCTAAACTTGTAGCATTTTGATTATTTAAAAGCTGTTGGCCTACATCAGAAAGGCTTGTAGTAGCAGTCCAAGTAGGATTGCCGTATGTGTCTGTGCCTGTTTCTGCGTAGTTTAAATTGCCGTAAGGAGTAACTTGATTTACACGATTGGCAGCCGTAGCTACTCTAGCAGCATCAAGATTGCCTGAAGCTGTAGCTTGTGCTGCGCCTGTATAATCGGGCGCTGCTGGCGCACTTGGCGCTGGGCCTAACCCTAGAAATCCACCACCACCCATGTCATTCTCCTCGTGCTGTTCTTAAAGGGGATTTGATGTCGAGAAATCGACAATCTTCACGCCTCATAGCCATAATCTCTAAGTCACCATCCATGTGAGCATCAGGGATTTCGGCTATCACTTTAAAACCAAGGTGTCGGTTCAATCTAAG